CAGTAATAGTTTGGAGGTGTTGGCGCCGGGGTGTAGTCAGCGGCAGTCCCTATAGTTGGCCACTCTGCAAGGGTCAATACCGTATCCCCCAACCTAACCTCAATATTACTTGACCACATACCGTCTTTTGCATTGTTGATACTTTGAACGGAGCCTATTTCTCCCCAAGTTATTACTGCTGGGGACACGGTTCTTCCACGAGATTTAGATAAGTTTTGAATCCTTAAGGTATATACTGCGTCTAGAGTTACATTGTTTGGAAAGACATAATACCCTACACCTGCAAAACCTTTTTGACTATCGCCCTTCAAGCCCAAAGCACCTTGGGCAGCAAAGAGGCTAAAATCCCGCCGTCTTCTGGCCATTCTGGGCTCATTTCTTCTTAGACTTTTTATAGCCTTGGCCGCCCCGAGCAACAAATGTCTAGGGGGAGGAGTATAGGGTACTGCATACGTGTTAACATAGTGTGGATTTGAGGCCCCTGGTGTGTTGTCATAATTAATCCACTCGCCTGTCTCTGGGACCAACTCTGTAACTACATTCAAATTGGCAAGAGCTGGAATAGATGTAACCGCAACTGCTGGCTCCTTAGAGTTATTGCCTGAAGTGTCTATCGACTTCAACATGTACGTACCTACGCGAGCCACCACCTTAACTGAGTTACTTGTATCCGTTATATAGTCTACAAATGGGGCGCACTCGTTCCAAGAAACTGCGTCTATTTCGGGAGAAAACTTTAAAACGTACCCCGCAAGGTCTGGAATTACTGGCTGCTCCCAGGTCAAAAGAACATGGTTGTCTATTACACTTATGTCCAAATTCAGAGGCTCTGGAGGAGATTCTGTGTCCCCCTGCAAGATTATTGAGAACTCTTTCAATGTACTTACATCTTCAGATTTACCTGTGACGCTTATAGGTTGTAATTTATATTTATACTCCAGTCCAGTAACCAGGTTTTTCCGGCCAGTGCCTGCCAAGTACTTCCTTAAAAAATTCTCACCTGGGTTAAGGCGAGCAATGTCTTTATATACCCCGTTATTCTCAGGAGCTGCCTCCCATAAAACTACACTCCCATAAACCGCAGGGTTTTTTTTCCTTGTCTCATCTACCGCTACATCCGGGTTTGTATACTCGGGAATAACGTATTTCACTGAGACATTAGAGTAAGCTTTACGCGCCTCAAAAGTAATCGACTCTGAAACAGTAACAGATGTAATTGGTACGGGTGTCTTGTCTTGGTATATAGGGGATATGCGCGGGTCAAATGCTACGATGGCATCACTGTCAGCAGCTGCGAATATATCTTTAGCATATTCATGCAGAGTCAGTGACGCAGACATATTTTTTCCGGGGTGTATCTCTCTGACTAGGCAGTCAAAGGTCACATAATCTTTTCTACCTATAACTACAATATCTCCAACAACTATGTCGGAAAATGCGAACTCTGTAAAAGATTCTAAAATAAAATTGTCTGCAGTAACAACCGTTACGGAGCTTCCTTTATAGATTCCCCGACTCCCTCTGACCTCAAAGTTCAAATCAGGGTCCCCCCCAAAATCAAACCTGTCATCTATTTTAATTCTACTTGCACTCTTGTCTACCTCAACAATCCTTGCTGCGAGCCCCCCTACGCGCATCACATCTGCAACTAGTTGAACTCTATCTCCCCGAGAGCAGGCCAAGTACTCGACGTCCACATCTATATTTATGGTGTCCTGTCGCAACTTCATATTCGCTAGGTAATAGCGGCCAAATCTCACGGCCTGCTCCACTCGAGTACATCCAAAAGTATCTAAAGTTTCAAAAATCTCTGCAATCTGTACCTCCCTCCAATTCTTTGAATCTAAATCTTGTGGGAAGCTTCCAGATGTATGGGACACCTCACAGCGGTAGACTAATCTTTGGCCGTTGTTGGCCCCTGTGGTCCACAGGTAAGTAACAACCTCCCATACATAGTATAAGACCCCTGTTGCCCAAGGCCTGTCTTTGGCCAAAGTATATCCGTCATTTACAACCAACTCTTCAACAGGTTGCCAATCTCTTAAAGGGTCTACCCATTTAACTTTCATGCCATGAGGTTGTTCTATGTAATTTCTAGTGTATGTGAGACTTGCGTAATTTCTGGGTGTGAATATCTGAACTGGGATGTCTTTTATCTCGTCAATCAAGACGCCATATTTGCCTGCAATCATTGCAAAGCTTGCTCTCCCTGTGCTGCACACCTTGTCCAACAAGTCTTTAATGGTTGTAGAGAAATCTAAAACAAAGTCACAAGTATATCTGGGGCCGTTATACTTAGGCAGTACCTCATCGCAGAAGGCCGCCCAACGTACTATGGAGGTCTTATCTAACTCTCCAGTGCTCACGGCTTTTCTATTACCGTGACCTGTTAATATATCCACGAATATCCATGCAGGGTTTCTTGTTGGAACGACGGCCCAAGTACTTTTGTCATCCCATTTTACACTGCCACCTTCTTTGAACACAGGAAGCTTGGAGGTAACTACTATGTTGTAGTTGTCTATCCCTGTGTCAAACTTTTCATTGGCCTGTATGAATAACTCTAAAAAAGTGTGGGGGATTGTTGGGTTTACGGGCGGGATACTTGCCCTAACCGTTCTGACTTGCGACAAATTACTGTCGTTCAAAACAGACTCTGTGGCCGCTGACCACTTAGCTGTATTTGTTACCCTAACTATGTACTGGGTATAGGTTGTCGGGTTGGAACTTTTTCTTAAATTAGTTATGTATAAAGTAAAGGTAAGTCCTTGAGCCTCGTCTGATGCACTAATGGTAAACTCATTGGCCACTGCATAATTACCCGCATAATAGGGGAATTTGTCTAGATTTCCCCCTATATACTGCGTAAAAGATGTCCGAGTAGTGCCTATATTCTCTCCGTGTTTTTGCAAGGTGAGAAAGCTCATTGTCCCTATTGCATACCTTGTATTCAGTCCTGTTTTTAAAGTTAATTTATTGCCCTCAATCTTTTCTACTATATACGAGTCTTCATATATGTTGACCTTATTCCCTACTGCTGTAGTCCCTGTAAAGGTAAACTGCCTCTGGTCTTTGTCTAGAAAAAATTTACCTACTATATCTATGGGGGGCATTTGAACATAAGCTATTAGCTCAGCATTCCATACGGATTTGTAGTCTGTTAGATAGGCATATCTGGAGTGAGTTACCCCTGTCTTACTTGTAGTGTCATCATACATAAAACTTATCTCGTATGATGATGGGAATATTGCCAGAGGGGTGCGGATGTCCGTAGACATGTTAGTGAATACTCGATAGGTCAGACCCTCTAGAGATTCAAATTTAGCGGTGCCAGGGCCCCCCGTATCGGCATCAGCTATTTCCACCTTATACCTACAAGATGCACTGTGAACCTTCCCATCTCTATCCATACTGTAAAGTCCACTGGGAAAATTTATATCTATCTGTATTTCACTGCATTCTTTTGCTGTGTAGGTCGTGATGGGGTCTGTCAGTGCAAACTTCCTGCCCAACCCCTCACCTTGAATATCATTTTTATAGTACTTAAACACATCGCTGGCAGTCTGTCCTGGAACCCACTCTATCATTGAAAAATAAACTTCAGATGTACCGTAAATGGACACTGGAGTTTCACCAAAGGAGCCATATGGGGTTGTTGAGCCTTTGGTAGAGTCCTTGCTAACTGCATTTGCCACAAGGCTCCCGCCCGGCCAAACCGCATTGGGAGCACCTCCTACAACTTGTGTAGGAAGCGCAACAGCTGGAGGCTCATACTCATAGGTGTCAAATCCCAAGTCTATTAGCATATACAGGTCATTCCTATTACCATGCCATACAGAATAGGGGACAGCCGCTTGGGGAGGGAAAAACTTATGCTTCCCATAAACTTTAATTATAGGTCCGTAGGGGGTTGGATTGTTTCCTTGTGCGTTTACTTGATAAACTTGGCTATCTATTTGGTCTCTGGAGGGTTGCACAGGCTTTGGCGGAGGTATTAAAACATTTAACAACATCCAGAAGCCTGCATTTAAAACTCCAGCAACAAGGGAACTCACCCCTGCAGAGAAGCCCCATCCGGCCCCTATCATTCCTCCGCCCAAACCTCCAACAGCGGCTGTTCCAATACCTGCCGTCAAAATAGAGAACCCTATCAAGGCCACTATCTTTATAATGTTTGCCAGCATCGGGTGTTTCTTCGCCCATTTTTTTAGATTCTTGAAAGGTTTGGATATCGCCTTACCTATCCCTCCCCCCATAGCACTGGCCACCATGATATGTGCTCCGTGCTTTATGCGAGTTGTCCCCCAGCATTCAGGGTAGAGCAGCTTTCCTCCCACATAAACCAATGCAGTGCCTGGACGTACTCCACTATTTTTTACGATGTCTGCAACAACCATGTCCGCCAAAAAATGCTTCTCTTTCGCTGCTGCGAAAGGGTGGTCCTGCACAAAAACTCGGTGCATCTGCACAGGGATATGTGAATTTCTTTTGGCCTCTATTTTAGCTATCTGTTCCATCTGTAATACCCTAATATCCTTGAAGGATAAGGCTCTCTTCGCACGTCTACTATATGTGACCCCATGGGGTAATGAGAGTGCAGCATTCTCATTGAGTTAATTGTACTATCCAAGTATATACCTATGTGGGTGCAGGATACGCCTGTTAAAATAATCATGTCCCCATACTTTAAGTCTTTCTCTGTAATGGCCGTAGCACAGTTACTGGAAGCTTTTTTAAATATATCAAACCCCAATGCAATATATTTATCCTTAGTCCACCCAGTCTCTCCGAAATGAGAGTACAAATCCTTATAGTCAGGCACTGTGATATCAAACTCTTTTGCATAAAATATTTGCACAAGTCCCCAGCAATCACACCCGCTTGTGTTACGCCCCATCCACACATAAGGGATACCTAAATACTTCACAATATCCATTAAAATAGTCCTGCAAAATCAACAGGGTTATAAGTAAAGCTAGGGAAATTCATATTTAATAAGTCATTGAGCATCAGTTTTGCAGATACTTTGTTGGACGTAACACTCACACTCACCATTTTCAAATCCAGCAAAGAGTACTCCACAATATCTGGATACTCTGTAAAAACCATTTCAAATTTCACATCTATAGGGTCTGTTACAGTCCTTAAATCCTCTACCAACTCAAGGGACACATTATCCACATCTAAGTCACACTGAGGCTCTCTCTTTCCATCATCTGCCGGAAGAGTTAATGTAATGGCCGTTGCCTCAAATGTCTTCCCTCTAGACACAACAGTTTCTGTATTGTTTACAAATAAAACATCTTGCTTAAAACTCTTATGGGAGAAAGTCATCAAGCATACAAAGACTCCCCTACCTCCCATGGACTTAGCGTGCCCACTATCTACCTTGTAGAACTCCCCCCGTGTGCTCTCATCGTTTGTAAATACCTTTGTCATAAAGACTCTACCCACTCCATACTTACACGTAAATATACTCCACCAAGCGCAGTAATTTTATATGGCTGGTAAAACTTGTAGTGTACCGGCTCACCTGTTATTGGATGTGAAAAAGAAAATGGCAAAGTCCCACCCCCTAACTCATTGTCCCACCAGAGCTTAAATTCGTAATATCTTTCTAGGGGCATAGTCATGGATGCAACTACACGCTTAAAGCTTCTAGTTACCACCCTTCTGGTCTTGGGTGGGCCTGCGTATACTGGAGTTATAACCACTTGAGTATCTTCAGACTCTGTGAAGGTATTCCCATCAATATA